GGCGGAATAGTTACAAAGCGTGAAGTTAAATTAGTAAACTCAGCAACTCTATACGGAGAAGACAAGGATAAATAATGGCTCATTATGCAAAAGTAGAAGACGGTGTGGTGACACAAGTTATCGTTGCCGATTCTAAAGAGTGGTGTCAAGCAAACCTAGGTGGTACTTGGGTTCAAACCTCATACAACACTATCGGTGGAGTTAACAACCGCCCAGGTGGAGAGGCACTACACAAGAACTATGCTGGTATTGGTTATACTTGGGATGGTGTTGGTTTCTCAGCACCACAACCATACCCTTCTTGGGCAAAGAACTCAGATACTTATTTGTGGGAAGCACCAACTCCTATGCCAACTGATGACAAGCGTTACACTTGGGATGAAGCAACAACCTCTTGGGTTGAAGCACCTGCTCTTTAAGCAATAACAATTATTAATGACCCCGCTTCGGCGGGGTTTTCTATTTAAGGAGATCAATGGCATACGGCGATGATATTACCGAAGGTATCCCCTATGTATTATCCAACCCTGCTGGTGCTACAAACTATTCAGCTACTGGTGTTAATTATGATATGGCTATTGCCGGTCAACCATTCTTTATTGCAGCCTCCGATGATTCCCCTTATCGTAGAGTAACTGCTAAGTATCGTAAAGAACAGTATGACCAGACTAGAGAAGCTGGTGAGCAATCACTTACTGGCTGGTGGTTTAGATCCCAGTCAACATTCCACCTTGGCGCTGGTATTAAATACTTTGAACCAGCTCAGGATGAGTCACTTCGTTTCCAGTACACAGAGTCTAAAGGTGTAGAGGTCTTTACTAAAGGACAAGTTACTCTACTAAATAGCACTGCTAGTTTCTATTCAGGCGCAGCCCCTGCTCAATTAATAGGTGTTAATGATGGCACTAATGACTGTATCTTCTTTACAGATGGTACTGCTTTAAAGAAACAAGCATCATCTGCTGGCTCACCTACTACTATTTCTCAGGCTGGTACACCAGCTACTATCTTTAGCCTTACTACTAATGGCTCTAGTTATTACTTTATTAATGGTACCCACGTTCATAAAGGTTCAGTTGGTGCTACACCTGCCGATGCTGAAATCTATAATGCTTCTGGTACTACTCGTGCAACAATCCGTTATGTAAAGCAACGTCTTATTGCAGCAGTAGGTGCATCTATCTATGAACTAGATGCTACAAGGACTTCTTCTACAGGACTACCTACTGCATTTTTTACCCATCCTAACTCATCTTGGGTATGGTCTTCTATATCAGAAGGACCTGGTGCTATCTACATATCAGGATATGATCCTAATGGAACATCCTCATCTGTCTTTAAAATTGTCTTAGATGTAACAAATTCTAACTCATTAGGTTTCCCAACTCTTGAAACACCTACAGTTATTATTGATCTACCAGAGGGTGAGCGCATCAACGACTTTGATGTATACCTTGGCTTATATGCAGTCCTTGCAACTAATAAAGGATTTAGAGTAGGTGTATCAGATACTAACGGTAACATCCAGTATGGTCCTTTATTATTTGATCAAGCTGGCTGTAACTCAATAGCATTTAGAGATCGCTTTGCTTATATTGCAACCACTATTGATGGTGAGGCAGGACTAGTAAAGGTAGATCTATCTACAACTGTAATAGCTAATAGCCTAGTCTTTCCTTGGGCTTGGGATCTAGTAGCAAGTGGTGTTACTGCTGAATCTAACCAGGTAGCCTTCTTTGGTAATACAGATAGAGCAGCCTTTAGTTCTGGCAATGTTATCTACGCTGAGTCAACAAGTAATAAGGTAACAAGTGGTTACTTACAAACAGGTTTTATACGATACAACACATTAGAAAATAAACTATACAAGCTACTTAATCCTAGAATAGATACTACAAATGGTGCTATAACTATTCAATCTATTGATTACGCAGATACTGCATATAACATAGGTGGTTTTGCTCAAGGTGCTGCAACTAGTGAACTGGGTGTACCTTACCCTAACTCAGCACAAGAGTATCTTGCTTTTAAATTTACTATGTCTAGATCATCTACTGATGCAACTAAGGGTCCACTATTTACTGGATACCAACTAAAGTCTTTACCTGCTGTGCCTCGCCAAAGAATAATCCAATACCCTTTGTTCTGCTATGACCACGAGAGCGATAACTTAGGTGTTGAGGTGGGCTATGAAGGTTCAGCCTATGATCGGTTGAGCCAACTAGAAGCGATAGAGAATGTAGGAGACACCATCAGAGTAGAAGACTTTAGAACTGGTGAGTCATATATTGGATTAATTGAAGAGCTTGACTTTATAAACAGAACCCCAAGTGATAGACGATTCTCCGGATACGGTGGATTGTTAATCGCTACTATTAGATTAATATGATGATATGACACCTAACGAATGGGCAGGGCTGGCAGTAGCGGTAACTACATTAGTTAGCGCAGTTGCAATTGGCGTAAGACATTTAGTTAAGCATTACCTATACGAGCTTCGCCCGAATGGTGGCTCAAGTGTAAAAGATAAGATCAATTTATTAGAAGAAAAGGTTGAGTTACTAACTGACCTAGTAAAGGAATTGATCAAGAGATAATGCCAGAGTTAAACGCTAATATCCCACCAATAGATTGTTATGTAAGAGGTAATTTCCTACGCAATCAAGAGGATAGTCACGATAAGTACTTCCCTTGTGTAATCTTTGGAGTGAGTAGCGTACAAAATAGAAGCCCACTATTTCATTTTATGATGGAAGATGGTGGCCTGTGGTGGCGTATGCCTATCAATGCCTTCTGTAAGAAGCCAGGTGTACCTGAGGAAAGTTTATACAACCTAGTACTGTGGAACTCTTTTAGTCCATACATAACAGCTACCAAGTTTAGTAACCTAGCAAACCTAAGCCTTCATTATGTGGACAGGAATAAGACCAAGGTAAATGGTAAGTATCTCTTTACCCTTGACTGGCATAACCCTGACTCTAATAGATTAGATGATGGATACTCAGAGACCCCCGATGAACACAAATGCGGTCACGTTATAGAGCGAGATGATGGCAACTTTGCTATCCAGCCTAACAATAGAATATTTGTTTTTGAACCATCATATACAACTAAGTATGGAGATCCACTAATCCACAGGATCATCAATGATCGCAAGTGGGATGTTGAAGATAAGAAGAAGTGGGTCACTGAAGATTCTAATGCTTTTCACTATGACATAGAAACGAAGAAAGAGAATGAATGAAATTGAAGAGAATAACAGCATCCTTATTAATCGTAGCAAGTCTTAACCTATTAACAGGTTGTGGTTATCAAGGTTGGATGCGTTATCCCTGTCAAGAGTTTGAGAATTGGGAAAAGCCTGAATGTAATCCGCCCCAATGTTTAGCAGTAGGACAGTGTACTAAAGACCTAATACCAGATTCTGTAGGAGATACTGATGGAAAAACGTCAACGACTAAGCGCTGAAGAACTACACGCTAGATTAATAGTAGCCATTGGAATCATTCTGGCTATTGTATTTGCTGGATCAGTCTTCTCTTTGCTCTATGCGTTCTTATTTATTACTCAACCTTTAGGAGAGCAAGCACCAAATGATAAAGCTGCTATTGATTTAGTATCAACCCTGTGTGTGTTCCTTACTGGAACCCTTGCAGGAATCGTATCTGCTAACGGACTAAAGAGTAAGAAAAGAGATGAGGATGTCAAGTGAAATTGATTGCAAAGAGAGCGACACCTGCTGCAATAGCTGTATTACGCCAAGCGACAGCGTTGTATCCGAAGCGCAACAAACTCTCAGACGGCTTATTGCCTTCATCGGCACACATTAAACAAAGCCCTAACTCAGATCACAATACTGGACTAGCAGTTGATCTAACCCACGATCCTAAGAATGGTGTTGATTGTGTGGAGATATTTGAGAAGTTAAAAGAAGATGCAAGAGTTAAGTACCTAATATTTCAGGGCAAGATCTGGTCTAAAGAAAAGGCTAAAGAGGGTAACCGTACCTATACCGGCAGTAATCAACACAATAAACATTTACATATTTCTATTAATGATGGGTCAGCAAATGACACATCACCTTGGTTCTGGTGGATGAATCAACCTAAAGCGATCAATACTTTGATTGCCTCAGTTATGACTACGCCAGCAAAGAAAGCATATAAAGTCCCAGTGTGTACCTGTTGCAAGGTGCATAGCAAGACAAAATAGAAGGAGAGAAAATGAACCCAGCGTTCAAGCAAGCAGCACTAAGTTGGTTCCGAGCAGCAGCCGCAGCAGCAGTTGCACTGTATGTAAGTGGAATCACCGATCCTAAGCAATTAGGCGCAGCAGCATTAGCAGGTCTAGCAGGACCATTATTGAAGTGGCTAGATCCATCAGCTACAGAATTTGGTAGAGGCTCAGAGTAATCTAGTTTACTGCGAGGCTACACAAAGGCTCATCCCGAAAGGGGTGGGCCTTATTTTTTGTTGTCTAAATTTCCCTAGCTGGATCATCTATTGGACAGGGTACAAGTATTAGATTGCCACAGTTAGCACAGGTTGCATCTAACATATACCAGGAGATCTCAAAATCATCAAAGGTTGCAAGAATAGAGAATACTTTAGAGCCACAAGGACAGGCGTGTAATGGTCCTAAGGACCTTAGATCTGTACCAAATTTAGGTGGTAGGTTCTCTTTATTTTTTCGCAGGTTTGGTAGACGGAACATACTGACCGTACTATCGCGGCGCTTAATGCGCCGCCCGTACTGTAATTCGCCTCACGGCTCATATGGTACACATTCTTGGACTAGTAACCGATAAGGATCGTATCCTCGGCGTGTCCTTTTCGCATCCCAGCATTGTCGGTGCCTAGTGCTACAATTAATCCAAGATAAAAGGAGGGGCTGAATTGACTACGGTTGTTGGTATTCAAGGAAATGGTTATGTAGTTCTCGCTGCGGATTCGCAGATCACTGAAGATAATCTTAGAACAATTAGTTTAGGCACACCAAAGATAGTTCAAGTTGGTTATGTTGCCATTGGAATTACCGGTGATACTAGAGCTGGTGATATCTTAACTTATAACTGGAAGCCACCAACATATAGAGGTGAAGATCCTGTCCAGTTTATGGGTAAGAAAATGATTCCATCTATTATCAACGCCTTCAATAAGAACGCTTATGACTGGGCTAATGTTGATAAGAAGGATGGTGGCTTTGACTATCTAATAGCCTTTGATTCTAATCTGTTTCATATTGCTTGTGATATGTCATTCATTCAAAATGAACTGAAGGTTTATGGTATTGGTTCAGGCGGTCAGTTTGCTACCGGATACTTATACTCACTTGACTATCAGATTATGAACCAGGATGCAGCAGTTGAGATAGCACAGAAAGCTATAGAGATATCTGCTCAATTAGATATCAATACTTGTCCACCAATACAGATAGCAATACAAAAGCGGAAGGTTAAGTAAATGGAGAAAACATTAAAGGTCTTTGAAGAGGATCTGCGAGAGCAGATTGCACAAGAGATTGAAAAATCTGGCAGTGATGTTTCTTTTTTATGGATGGCTATTGGTGGTCGCACACCAGAGGCTATTGATTGGTATATAAATGATGTTAAATCTTTTGCAAATATGGTAAGAGGTAAAGAATGACTGATCCAAAAGAATTATTACTTCAAGTACTACGAGATAAAGATGCTGGTAGGGCTAGATCTAAACAGACACAGGTAGGTCCATCAGAGTTAGGTGGTTGCCGGCGTAAGGTTTGGTATCGTCTTAACGATCAACCTGAAACTAATGATAACGAATTAAAGTTGTCAGCTATTATGGGTACTGCCATCCACGCTGAGATAGAGAAAGCAATATCAGTTGCAGATCCAAAGGGTGAAAAGTACTGGGTTGAAACATCTGTTGAATACAACGGAATGAAAGCTCACATAGATTTATATATACCAGAGACAGGAGATGTGATAGATTGGAAAACCGTTAAGGTTAAGAATCTATCTTACTTCCCATCGCTACAACAGCGCTGGCAAGTTCAGGTCTATGGCTACTTGCTTGACAAGTCTGGTAAGGGGAAGCCCAGAACTGTTAATCTAGTAGCCATTGCCAGAGATGGTGATGAAAGAGATGTCAAGGTTCATTCAGAACCTTATGATCCGAAGTTAGCAGAAGATGCTTTGAATTGGTTATCTGCTATTAAAGAGAGCGCAGATGCACCAGAGCCAGAGCGCGATCAAAACTATTGCAAGTTCTATTGCAAGTACTTTGATGAGTCGGGCGAGATGGGATGTACTGGTCTAAAAAAAGAACGTATCAAGGAAGGTGAAATCTTCATAGATAATCCTGAGGTAGACACATCGGCCTTGAAGTATTTACAATTAGATGTAAAGATAAAGGAACTGACTAGTGAACGCGAGTCATTAAAAGCTGCGTTAGAAGGATTTACTGGTAATACCAATAGTGGTGTATCCATACTATGGAGCACAGTTAGTGGTAGAGAATCAGTAGATGCCGAAGAGGTTGAGAAACTTCTCGGTTTTGTACCAAAGAAACAAGGACAGGAATCAGTTAGATTAACTGTCAAACATACTGGAGGTAAGTAAATGGCTGCACCGGAAAGCACCAAGTTCCAAATCAACTACAAGTTAGGCGATGGAACTCTAGTAAATATTTATGCAACTAGTCAGGCTGAATTAGAGGCATCTCTAACTTCAATTGCTGACGTAGCAACATTAGTAACATCAACTGGCACCTCACTCGGTGTCAGCGCACAGTCATCAGGTGGCGCAGTTTCCTATGCTAAAGCAGCACTAGGTGCGACACAGGTTGCAGTACCAGCAGGAGATAATCCTGATTGTAAGCACGGCTCAATGGCATTTCGCTCAGGCGTAGGACAGAAAGGTCCTTGGAAAGGTTGGATGTGTGCTGCACCTAAAGGTGCTGTAGACAAATGCGAAACCGTCTGGATTAGATAGCAGGTGCGGGTTCCCTGGAAGTATGAGAACCCAGCTTGCGCTGAAGTGGGAATGGAAATTTTCTATCCTGAAATAGATGATGACGATAAGATCCATACTCAACAAGCAATTAACGTTTGTAAGATCTGTCCCCATTTAGCAGAGTGTGCTGAGTGGGGCATTAAGAGAGAACGCTTTGGTACTTGGGGCGGTATGACTGCAATAAAGAGAAAAAAAATTAGAGTAGCAAAAGGGATAAGTCTTTCCAGAGAGGAACACGTTGCTTAATATAGATAGAGCGTGGCGTGGTAGTAATACCAGTGCAACTCCATTACCTGATGTATGGAATGATCTTGCTAAAAAGCAGATCAAATTTCGTAGAGGTCAGGTATGTATGGTTGCCGCCGCACCTAATGCTGGTAAGAGTATGTTTGCTCTTATCTATGCAGTTAAAGCAAAGGTTCCAACTTTATTTTTCTCGGCTGATACCGACATAGCAACTGTGATGATGAGAGCAGCCTCTCACCTATCAGGACACAGTCAGCTACTGGTGGAAGGTAACTTAAATAGTAACCGTCATTACTACGATAAGCACCTAGAGGATATGTCTAACATACAGTTTGTCTTTGACTCATCACCATCACTAGATGATATTGAGTTAGAGATCAAGGCTTATGTTGAACTCTATGGTATTCCACCAGAGTTGATTGTTGTTGATAACTTAATGAATGTGGCTGCTGAAACTGACAATGAGTGGGCAGGACTACGAGCTATTATGGTGGACTTCCACGATATGGCTCGTAAGACTGAGGCTTGTGTGATGGTTTTACACCACGTTTCAGAGCAGACTGAGTATGGTAAGACCAGCTTCCCACCTCATCGTAGGGCTATTCACGGCAAGGTATCACAACTACCTGCATTAATACTTACTCTTGGTTTTGATCCACTAGATGGCACCTTAAAGGTGGCACCAGTTAAGAATAGATTTGGACCACACACAGCAGATGGCTCAGACTTTGTTACCTTATTCGTAAACTATTCTGTGTGTCAGATCAGTGATGCAGATGAGTATGGTCGGATGTATAGAAGGGATGCCCTAATAAATGTCAGCCAAGTACAATAAACAAAAGGGTTCTCAGTTTGAAGTAGATGTAATGAAGTGGTTTAGAAAGATGGGCGCAGTAGCTGAACGCTTACGCTTATCAGGAGCAGAGGATGAGGGAGATCTAGTAGTTATAGTTGCTGGTAAAACCTTTGTCTTTGAATTAAAGAATACTAAGAAATTAAACTTGAAGGAGTTTTGGGATGAAGCGCAAACAGAAGCTGCTAATTACGCTAAGCATCGTGGCGTTGATCAGCCTTTATCTTATGTACTATACAAAAGAAGAAACGCAGGAATAGACAAGACTTGGGTAATCCAAGACCTAACACAATGGCTAAAGGAGAAGCAATGAAATACAAGTATGAAGACAGAGATACATACATAGACAAGTGGTACAAGGGTTTCCTTGGACTGTCCTTCTATGAAACAGAGTCAGTGAAGTACGGAATTACTGATGGATTTACATTTACTTTCCTTGGTAATAACTTTAACTTCGCAAAGGAGATCTAATGCCAACACCAGAGGGCGTAATAACAACGACAGAAATACTACAACCAGTACCAGAGGTAGTAGAGGAAGAGGTAAAGGAGGAAGAATGATCTGTGAAGTATGTAGATCAGGCGGTGAACTGAATAAGACTGGTCAGTTCAAGCGTGCTATTACTATGCACAAAAAATGTAAGGAGGATTGCGGATGCCAGCATCAGACTGGTCCAGGAGTAGGAAGTCTAGCAATGGCAATGGCAGAACCGATGCGAACTCAATACCCATTGGAGTAATAGTTGCTCACTATGGCGGTGAGGTAAGAGAAGGTAGGGCTTGCTCTGTAAGGTGTGTATTGCATAGCGACAGCAGAAGAAGTGCAGTAATTAATACGCAAGAGAATCTATACTTTTGTCATACCTGCGGTAAGGGTGGCAATGCAGTAAACATTATTAGTATCAAAGAGAATATGGAGTTTAAAGATGCTCTCGCCCGTGCAATTGAAATCATCGCTGGAAGTGGCGGTTCAGTACAACAAAGATCTAAGCGAAGAAGCGGTAGGGTTTCTCGCAGGTCGTGGGATCTCTAAGGAGATAGCTGACCAGTACAAGTTAGGTTACATAAAAGAACCTGCTTCAACCCACGAGAACTATCAGGGCTGGCTATCCATACCTTATATAACAGCGCTTGGACACTGCGTTGGATTTAAGTTTAGAAGATTAGATGATGGCAAGCCTAAGTATGGAGCACCTCTCGGTCAGAAGGGTCATCTCTATAATGTTAGTGACATCATTGTATCTAGTGAATACATAGCAGTTTGTGAAGGTGAGTTAGATACAATCATTTGTTCTGCAGTACTAGGTATGCCAGCAGTTGGAGTTCCTGGTGTTGCTGCTTGGAAGCCACACTTTACTAAGATGTTTACCGGCTATGGAAAGATTTATATTATTGGTGATAATGATATTAAAGAGGATGGTTCTAATCCTGGGGCAGAGTTCTCAAGGAGAGTAGCTCAAGAGGTGATGAACTCAACCATCGTGTCGCTACCTGCTGGATTAGATCTTAATGATTTATACTTAGCCAAAGGAATTGAAGAAACTAGACGAGTAATTGGAGTGCCAAATGTATGAAGAACTCAGAGCTGACGGAACTCGCCGTTTGGTTAACGGAATTGGGACTGGAAGTGGTTTTGATAGACTACGAAACTGGGACTCTACAAGTAAGGCCAAAGCCGATAAGGTCGTAGACAATAAGTTTGCTGCTGATATGTGGGAAGTACTAGATGCAGCAGGTAATTTACTTCTATCTAAGCACCACGATTACGGTCCAAAGAATATAGCTGGCTCACCTGGTGGTCCAATCAATGGGTTAAGAGTACGTATGTGGGACAAGATCGCCCGTATAAATAACTTAGTTGATAATGATAGGAACCCAAACAACGAATCGTTAAGAGACTCTTTCTTAGATCTACTGAACTACAGCGCTATTGCGCTGATGGTACTGGATAACAACTGGCCTGAAACGCCAACTCTGGATTGTGAATAATCCTTATGCCTCGTACAAAAAATAAAACTTATAAGGAACAAAGAGTATCAAGGATACGTTCCTATGGGATAAGTACTGAACAATACGAACAAATGTTAATAGATCAAAATGGTGTTTGTTATATTTGTAATAAAAAACCTAGCGATAAAAGAGCATTAGACATAGACCACGATCACGATACAGGTAAAGTTAGAGGTTTACTTTGCTCTAATCACAATAGGGCTATTGGTTTATTTAATGACAACATTAACTTACTGGCAAGGGCTATTGAATATTTATCAAGGAATAAATGACCCACGAATTACACCCAACTCTATACGAGTTAGTACCTTCAGTTACTTACGTTATTGTTCGTAAGTTTAAAGGTTGGGTTGATACTGATGATGTAAGACAAGAGTGCTATCTGTGGGCTATTGGTCGTGGTCAACAGTTTACTGATCTACTTAATGAACCTAACCACGATAAGCGTGAGCAGAATGAAAGACGTATTGCCTATCAGATGCGTAGAGTTGCAGAAAGATATGCCCGTAAAGAGAAGGCTCGTAAGGCTGGATACAAAGTAGGAGATGAAGCCTTCTACGATACAACAATTATTGCCCAACTAATTCCATTTGTTATTGCTTCCATTGTTAATGGCACAGTCCTTGAGCAAGCACAAGAGATGATCAACGATGGCACACCTCGTAAACAATCAACACCTGCCGAAGGTGGCAATCTATTAGCTATCCTAATTGATATTAAGAAGTGTTATTTAAAATTACAGCAAGAAGATAAGACTATATTACAGATGAGATACCACGATAACTATACCTTACAGCAGATAGGCCAGTACTTAGAGTGTGCTACCTCAACTGCTGATCGCAGATGCACCTCTGCTCTGCGTAGATTACAGGATAAGTTAGGTGGACAAACACCTTGGGCATAGAGTTAAAAGAACCAGAGCTACTTGATTATCTTAAAGAGTTTTACTATTCAGATCTAGAGAAGTCTGAAGAGTTTGACAACTGGGATTGTATATCACTAGAACATAAGATGTTTATAGAACTCAAGTCCCGTAAGACACACTACCCTGACCTACTTATTGAAGAGAGTAAGTACCAAGGTTTAATTATGGCGGCAGGTATCAGATCCCTTACACCTTGGTATATCAACGCCACACCTGAGGGTATCTGGGGTTTTGATTTATCTACTATACCTCAGCCTAAGTGGGAGGATAAGTGGCTACCTATCACTACTGAGTTTGCTAACAAAACTAGTCGTACTAAACTAGTAGGGTTCTTAAAGTTAGAAGATGGGATACTATTTTGATCTACGAGTATGAATGTCCTGGTGGTGATGAGACTATCAGTATTGAAAGATCTGTTAATGCACCTGAAGAAAACTATAGGTGTTCAACCTGTGGTGCTACGCTGAGGCGTATCTATTCTCCACCTACTATTACCTTTAAGGGTAGCGGCTTCTATAGTACGGACAAGTAATGACTGAGTATCCTAATTGGTTTAAGTCCACTGCTGAAGATAACTTTAGTACATATCTTGCAGAGTATAAAGGTAAACCTAACCTTCGCTTCTTACAGCTTGGTGTATTCACAGGGGATGCAACTGTATGGATGTGCAACAACATACTCACCGACCCAACCTCTAAGTTAATTGATGTTGATACTTGGCAGGGAAGTGATGAGCAAAGCCACGCCGAGATGGACTTCAGCGATGTCTATCAGGTATACAAAGAGAAGGTAAAGGATCTACCTGCCATATCTGTTGTTAGTGATACCACCTCATACTTAATTAGACAGATAGATAATTTTAAAGAGTCATTTGATTTTATTTATATTGATGCTGACCACACCACAGCTAATGTATTGATGGATGCTATGTTGTCTTGGCCTTTACTAAAGTCCGGTGGTGTTATGGCCTTTGATGATTACACTTGGGGAAGAAATCTCCCACCAACTAAGACACCTCGCCCTGGAATTCTTATCTTTGTTGATTACCATAAGGACAGTATAGAAACTTTAATTATTAACAATCAGTATTGGATTAGAAAAAAGTAGAAAGCCCCACTGGAAGGGTAGTGAGGCTCTCTTATGCTGACTGGAAGAAAGAGCAAAACCAGTCTAACTCTCTTACTCTACCATACTACTTAGTAATAGTTGCGGTTGAGGAAAAACTTATATGCCTTACAGGGTGATTGGTATCGCTTAGAAATGTATTTAAGACCTCTAAGGATTTGGTATTCAGGTCTTCTATCTTTCTCTCTAAGGAGCTGAGCAATACCAAAAGCGCTAGATCCTTGTTGGTTCTTTGCGAGGTGGTCAAACCTGCTCTCACGGGTCCAAAGGGACTCAAGGCATTTCCACTCTCTTCCTTGCCACCCAAAACCAGCCGAAGCGTACTCTTTTGCAAGCTTCCTGTTATGTTTCTTTTCATCTTGCGTTGCCTTCCTATTCTCTATTACCCCGTCAGGGATCCTCCCTATCGGTGGTTGAAATAAACTGTTATGCCCTACTGTCAATAGGCTTAGTGTTACCGTCAAGATCAAGCCATTTCTTGCCCATTTGTTCATCAGATATTTTCTCCTCTTCCAAGTAGGCACGATAGATATCAGGGAAAGCGTTAGCTAACCTAGCCAAAGCCCGATCCCTTGCTCTGCGATAATTGCGCTGATAGACAGCCCTATTACTTGCTGATTTTAACCTATGCGTATTCTTCATTTACTCCATCTCTCCATACAGTCAGCTATTGTAACAAGGACTAGCGGGGTTATCTCTACTCCCTCCACTATAATCGTTGCATCTTCTTCAGTTGTAAGCCACTCAGATACCCTTATCTTACTCCCGTTAGGGCTATTGCGATACCACTTTAAGGCCTCTGAAGGGTTCTCTCCGCCCCATATGGCTATATCCTGACTGTCGGACACCTCATAGAAGGTAATCCTTCTCTCACGCTCAGTAAATAACTCTACGATATTACCCATTCTCATCCTCCACTATTAGTTTAATCAACTCATTACCTTTAGAATTTACCCAGTAATATGTGGGTTTAACTCCACCTCTAACTACACTACTAACTAAACCTGATATAAATCCCTCCATATCTTGTTTACTTATCTTAAAGTCGTAGCTCTCTCTCCCATTCCTGTACTTAGTTATCTTCACACTCGCTCCCTCTCTCTCGCTATCATCTTATCTTCACAATCTGAGCAGGTGTAAGAGTGGTATTGAGCATAGTCATACTCACTCGCACACTCCTTACACTTAACAATATCTAGCTCAACCCCGTTCAGGGCATACTCATCTCCCGATAGGTAGCGTGGCTCAGCCATTAGTTCGCTCAGCTTTTAGAAAGTCAATTAAAACTTTCATTTGATTATAAGTAATAACACTCTCTAACGCACCTGCTAGGTACTCAGTAGCGTTATCGCCCCACTTGTCCCTTGATAATTTAACAAGGTTATGAGCCGTATATTCTAACTCTATCTCTTTAATCATATTGCCTTCTCCTTCTCTCTCTCAGTTGCGCTATCCATTAGGCAGTTATCACAGATTAACTTCCCGTTATAATCGTTATACCAGTCGGGTCTGCTCACTTCCCACCCGCAGAATTGACAGATAGTTTTCATTTAGTTAACTCCTCTCTCTCTTGCGCTAGTTGGATCAGCCTCTCTGCTGAGCTTGCTATCTCTCTCATATAACTTAGACAATCACACTCGCTTATCGGTACTAAGTGATCGCCACATATTGCAGGTATCGCCTTCATACTCTCTCTCTCCTTCTCTCTGTTTTATCTTCGTAATACCAGCAATCACCGCATATAGTGATCACCTTACGCCCTGCCTTGTGCGCTAGGTAAGCACCCTCGCACCCGCATAAGTTACAGTTCATTCTCTTGTCCTTCCCTTTCCTTGTTTGCTTCGTTAGCTAGTTTTAGAATTGCGCCCAGTTGCTCACCTATTAGGTCATCATCATCTAGGTACTCTGCTTCGCCCTTCTCCTCATTCCAGCCAACATAACCGCCTTGCCATTCTTCGGTCTGATCATTCCAGACTGTGCCGTCAGGGTAGCGTGGCTCTTCGCTATCGGTATCCCAACTCCAGCCCTCCTCTTTACTGTATTTAATAATAAAGTGGTGCTCTATCATAATCCGCCTTCTCTCTCTTGTTTATTGTATTGGTGATAGTTTTCTAGCACTTGCTCAATTAGGTTTAAAATATCTACATCAGCAAACTCTGAAGGCTCCAAGTCCCAGAGATCACGGATTATGCCTAGAGTTTGACCATTAACAGTATCTTCTCCCTCTATGTACTCGTAATAGTGAGCATAACTATCGCTTAACTTTATTAGATCTTCTTGTGTTTTTTTAGTTATCACCTTGCGCCCTCCCTCTCTCTCATAATTTGGGGCTGACCTAAAAACCTTCTCACTTGTGCGAGCTGGTCTAATCTGCCTTGGTAATAATTGCGGTCATTAACTTCTGTGCCAGTAGATAATCTCTCCAATACCCATTCCGCTTCGGTGTTTAAGAATTGCTCTAACTCTCTCACAATCCACACTCCTCTACTGTGCCGAAGCAATACCCGTCCACCCACCAGATATGGGTGGCGATTATGTAAAATAGGCAGAAAATAGCTGACCAGAAAATTATTCTCGCCAGCGTTCGCACTCTGTAATATGTAGGTGATCTCATTAGATCAACACCCCTTGCTCAAATAGGTCTGTCGCATAACGCCACGCAGGGGAAGCCTCATAAACATCCTTGCGGGCTACATCAAACCAATCTGCATAAACATAAACGACACCTTGAACGCCATCCTCATTGTAAGTAATCTCTAAGTAATCGGAAGGTCCGCCACCTGACCAGATAACTGTTGCCACCTTGCTTATGCTTATGCCGTAAGCCATCTCATTTATCTCGGTATAAGCCTCATCCTGCTCGGTAAAATTGCCATCTTCTGCCTTAGTATAAAGATCGGCTAGATATTGCTCTCTATCTGCTAACTCTTGTCCGATACGCTCGGCGCAAGTTGTTTGTTTTGTTGCTTCCATTTGTTGCCCTTCTCCCTCTTTTGTTTGTTGATGATACTCATTAAGAGCATCCCCCTGCCTACCCTATTGTAGCAGGATAAGCAGGAGATTGCCATTAATTTAAACTATTTCCGACACCTTCTCCCTCACTTGCTCATAAGTGGCCAAGCCCTTTAAATAATCTCTCACGATAGCTTTAGCCTCCTCCTCCTCCCCTATCTGCTCCATTAATAAAGCGGGGTAAATCTCTAACTCTCCTCCTAACACCATAATTAAATCGGGAGCACTTAATTCTTGAAGGTTATCAATATCTAACATTAGAAGCCCACCCCGATCACTTGAAACTTGCCCGCTTCTACGAATGAACGGGAGCGCTCATCGTTAGCGAAGAAGGCATTGATCTCTTCCACTTGCTTAGTTAGTTGATCTGGTGAGCCATAAGGGGTTAAATCAATTCCCGCCCGCTTATAACTATTTATTACCCGCTTTACTTGCGTTTGAGTTAATTCTGCTTCTACCCAAATCGCCCCGCTATTATCTGCCAGCATTGTGCTGGTTTTGATTGTTTTTGCCATTACTTGCCCCTTCCCTCTCACTCACCATTTTAGGAGAGTGCCACCACCCACCCCGCAAGGGGTGAGCGATAGCCCGCCACTAAATTAAATGATCGCTTCTAACTTCCATTCAGAATTTTCTACTTCATAATCGCCGTCTAGCAATTCATTATCGTAAAGATTTAAAGCCTCTTCATAGTTTTCAGCCTCTACCACCACCGATAGATCTATGGTTTTAGTGGCGTAAATTGTAAATTTAGGCATTACTTCACCCCGCAAGCGGTTAGAAAACGGGCACGATCAAAACGGGGATTATCTAATTTAAATTCATCAGCAAGGTTTTGAGCGAAGCAGTATTTTAAATCAGCACTGCCCCACCAACTTGTATTTATAACCATTGCTATTTTTATGTAATCTTTACGGGTCATAATTTATTCTCCTCTTAGGCTCTTAAATCATTAAAGCGGTTTGCTTCAATAGGATCAGAGTAATGGCGGATGCTCCCCTATGCAACTTATACAGCCTTATTTTGATAACAGTTTGATAACGATTGGCTGAGGTGTTGCTGAGAGTTGGCTGGGTTAAACCTAAGGTTGAGGGTTAGGGTTTGCGGGCTGGGCTGAATTGCTGGCGGGCTGGCAAGGGCTGGCATATCGGGGGAAGATATTTAATTTAGACCGCCAGAAGTGGAGCAAGCCCTCCGATCCTTACCAATACGGGCGCACCTGCCTTTAATCCCTAACCACCGCCCCGCAAACACCGCCCACCGCAAGGATTTACCTACCCGCCCCTTTTAACTTTCCTCGCTCTGTGCTGTATACACCCACAATAAAAATATTTGCTAAAGTAAAGCTGGCTGTATATAGCCCGATATGTCCGTTTTGGTATGGTATTTCTAGTGAGTTGTATCACATTTAAAAGATTTATTGCCGAAAAACGGGAAATGGCTTATATTTCCCGCCTTATATATAGTAGGGGAGTAAAACGGGGAGTGCTAAGTTTTACGACCACATCGCTTCGGTAAACCTACGCGATGCCCCCTAAGGGCGAGCGAGGTTTTACCCCTCAGTCGCTGTAGCTCCTTCGGGAGTTACCAGACAACATACGCAAGCGGCAGGTGTAGTGTAATATTATCTCCAGTATAATATTCTGGGCCTAGTAAAATTAAAAGAATTTACTCTCGGCGCTTATCCACAGGTTTATCCACAAGGAGATTAATGGCTGAGAACTCAGCAGATATCGGCAAGCGGATTATTTTAACATCCGTAGCAGAAGGTATGACGATAGAGCAAGCCTGTGCCTGCGCCGGTAAATCCATTAAGACTTATGAGTACTACCGCAGGACAGACAAGATATTCTCAGACAAGGTAGATAGAACTAGGCTAGGTCTAAGGGATAAGAACTTCGCATTAGGTGATGTAAATGAGATTACCTTCGCCCAGTTCAGGGAACGCTTCTTACATAACAAGACCTTCCCCCATCAACAAAATTTAGTAGATATGATTGAGGTTGGTAAACCTTCTTGGTTGCACCCCTCTATGAAATATGAACCAGGACTTGCTAATAACCGCATACTTCTAAACATTCCACCCAACCACGCCAAGTCAATGACTATTACAATTGACTACGTCACCTGGCAGGTTTGTAAGAACCCAAACTTTAGAGTCTTAATAGTTTCCCAGACTCAAAGATTAGCAGCAGACTTTTTATACGCTATAAAGCAAAGACTTACCCATCCGCAGTATGAGGCCCTCCAGTCAGCTTACGCTGCCGGTATCGGCTTTAAATCTAAGAGCGCCTCCTGGCAAGCAACTCGCGTTACCTTCGGTGATGAATTGCGTGAATCTGGTGAGAAGGATCCCAATATAGAAGCAGTTGGTATTGGCGGTCAGATCTACGGTAAGCGTGCAGATATGATTATAGTAGATGATGCTGTAACTCTATCCAATGCTAATGACTTTGAACGACAGATCAAGTGGTTAACCCAAGATGTTAGATCTCGTCTTAACCCCACAGGTAAACTTATTATCATAGGTACCCGTGTGGCATCAGTTGATTTATATAAGGAACTACGCAACAACGATAGATATCCTGGTGGTCTAGTACCTTGGTCCTACCTAGCAATGCCAGCTCTACTTACAGTAGATGATGATCCTGATAAGTGGGAAACCTTATGGCCCGCATCCGATCAACCCTTTGATGGTCAGAAGGAAGAAGAGAAGGATCCAGTAACTAATCTTTATCCTAGATGGAATGGGCGTAACCTATATAACGAACGCCAATCTATGGATGCTTCCACCTGGGCTTTGATTTACCAGCAACAAGATATATCAGATGATGCGGCCTTTGACCCAGTCTGTGTTCGTGGATCTATTGATGGTATGCGTAAGGCAGGTAGGTTAACCGCAGGTCATCCTGGACACCCAAGAGATTTAAATGGCTTTACTTTTATCTGTGGCCTTGATCCTGCAATGGTAGGAGATACCGCAGCTATCTGTTATGCAATAGATAGAGCTACTAGTAAACGTTATATTGTAGATGCTATTAAAATTACTAGGCCTAGCCCTGCTGCTATTAGAAATTTAATATTTGACTGGACATCCTTGTATGGTCCTAGTGAGTGGATAGTAGAGAAAAACGCATTTCAATCTTTCTTAACACAAGATGAAGGTATCAAGATGCACCTAGCATCTAAAGGTGTACAGTTTAAAGAGCACCATACCGGTAATAATAAATGGGATGCAGGTTTTGGTGTTGCATCTATGGCTACCTTATTTGGTACTAAGCAATTTGATGGTAAACACCATAGGGATAACCTAATACATTTGCCTTCAGATCAAACTGAAAATATTAAGGCTCTAATAGAGCAGTTAATTACTTGGTCTCCTACGACTAAGGGTAAGACAGATATGGTAATGGCTCTTTGGTTCTGTGAGATCAGAGCAAGAGAGATGCTCAACTATGGTAAGTACCAGACACACCATCTTAAAAATCCATTCCTATCAAAGTATGAACAGAACAAAAGAGTGGTTGTCAATCTTGATGAACTCTTTGCTGAGAAGGAACGCACGTTTATTTAAGGAGCAATATTGTTATCAACTAAAGAGGTAGTCTCAAAGATAGATCGGTTGAAGAACCGCTATGCAGCTAGAGACCAGCGTATGCGCGATGTTCTTTCTGTGCGCCAAGGTGATATATCAAAAGTATATCCAGCGATGTTTTCAGAGGATTACCCAAAGCCTTTAGTTGCAAACTTTGTAGATGTAGCTGCTCGTGATCTAGCAGAGGTAATGGCACCACTGCCATCCTTTAACTGTGCAGCAACCAATATGGTATCTGATACCCAACGCCGTGCTGCTGATACTAGAACTCGTATTGCTAATTACTATGTAGCATCATCTGATCTACAGATCCAGATGTATACCGGTGCTGATTACTTTAATACCTACGGTCTATTGCCAGCAATGATTGAAATGGATTATGAGACAAACAATCCTCGTATTCGTTTACTAAATCCTTTTGGTGTATACCCTGAGGTAGACCGATTTGGTCGTTGCTTATCTATATCACAGATCATTGCATCCGATGCTGAGAGTATTGCTTCCCAGTATCCTGAGTATTACGATCAGATAGTTGGCAAGACAGTTTATTCTTACGCTTCCCCTTACCTATCTATCGTTAGATACCACGACAAAGATCAAGACTTAATTTTTATACCAGAACGTAATAACTTAGTTCTATCTAATACACCTAACCCAGTCGGTAAGTGTTTAGCAAGAGTTGCACTTCGTTCATCCTTAGATGGTGAAGCTCGTGGACAGTTTGATGATGTTCTATCCGTTCAGTTAGCCCGTGCTCGTTTTGCAGTATTGCAGATCCAAGCAGCAGAGAAATCTATTCAAGCACCTATCGCTATTCCACAAGATGTACAGGAGTTAGCACTAGGACCTGATGCGATTATGAGGTCTGCTAACCCACAAGGTATCCGTAGAGTTCCACTAGAACTACCAGCAGGAGTATTTACAGAGTCTGGTGTACTAGAGCGTGAGTTAAGATTAGGTTCTCGCTACCCTGAATCTCGTTCAGGCAATATTGATGCCTCCGTTGTTACAGGTCGTGGAGTTCAGGCATTACAAGCTGGCTTTGATACACAAGTTAAAGCAGCACAAGCGCAGTTTGCTAGATTGTTCCAAGAGTTAACCTCACTTTGCTTTGAAGTAGATGAGATTGTCTTTGGTAATATGACCAAGACTATTAAGGGAACCGATGACGGTACACCTTATACAATGAAGTACACACCATCTCGTGATATTAAAGGCGAGTATGGCGTAGATGTACGTTACGGCATTATGTCTGGTATGGATCCTAACCGTGCCATCATTGCATTACTACAAATGCGTAGCGATAAGTTAGTGTCCCGTGATTATGTTCGCCGAGAAATACCAATGGAGTTAAATGTTACGCAAGAAGAACAAAGAGTTGACATTGAAGAAATGCGTGATTCTCTTAGGGTTGCTGTTGCTCAGTATGCACAAGCTATTCCCGCACTTGCTGCCCAAGGTCAAGACCCATCTCAAATCATTACAAGAATTGCTGAAGTAATACAAGGTAGACAAAAAGGTTTCCAATTAGAAACTATTATAGAAAAAGCATTTGCACCAGAACCACAGCCAGTAGCACCAACAGCACCGGCGCTTCCAGAACAATCTAGTATTCCAGCAGTAGGAACGGCCCCCGTTCCTGCCTCGCAGCCAACTGAACAACAACAAAGCGGAGAGGCCCCTGCTGCTGGACCTAGACCTGATATCGCACAACTACTCGCCTCCATTGGCGGAGCAGCATAAAATAAGGAGGTGAAAATGAAAAAGGGAACATTTCAAAAGTCTGTAGAGGTCAAGCCTGTACAAAGTAAGATGGATACAGCCAAGCCAGCAGGTGGAGAAGTTAAGTTCGGCTACACACCAGCAGGTCGCAAAGGAACAAAAGCATAATTATTTTAATGACAGGAGTACTGGGTGAATAACGATAACAATCTTAATCGCCCAGTACGAATGTCTGACTATCTAGTAATAGTATCAGGATTCTTTTTAAATTTAACATCAGTAATAGAAGCACTTGCAGATGATCTGCACCAATTAGCTATCTATCATTCAACTCAGAAAAGCCAAGAAGAAAAAGTTTGGCAACAATTTTCGCAAGACTTAGAAACTTTAAAGGAGGACTAGTATGTCAATGATGAATCCACTAGCTGGTCCATCAGGTCCAGGAAAGTACGCAACAAGAACGGATAAATTATCCTTAGGTTCAACATCATATGGTGACGATACTGCTGAACTTAACACAGCAGCACCTAAATCAAAGACTCGCGGTGTTGCAGACGATGTAGGTGGAAGACCATCTAATCCAATAATGCAAACTTCAGTAACTCCATTGTTTTCTGAAACACAGAATAAAACACAAGATATTATGAATGGTTCTGATATTGGGCCTGGTGCTGGATCAAAAGCACTTATGATGAAAAAATCATCAGTTAAAACATCAGATACTTTAGCACCATTATTGCCTTATGATACTACTGGCGAAATAGGTATTTTATATCAGGATGCTTTATCGCGGGGTGATTAATGTCTGAGAATTTAAAATCTGCTGCTTTAGCGGCAGGATTAACGCCAGAACAGCGAAAGAAACTTGATGATTTTAATAAATCTCTTGCTGTACATAAAAATTTATCTAACCTACCTTCAGATGTAGCTAGCCAAGTTTATAATAATTTAGATCCTTCTCAACAAACATCTTTACAAAATAACTTTGGTAACGAAGATCCAGCATTAAAACCTAATCGTGGTTGGCTTGGAACTGCTTGGCACTATACAGGTGGTCAAGTTGCTAATGCTCTTGGTTATGTAGGTGGTAAAACACTTGCCGGTTTAGGTAATATATCAGATGCGATGACTCGTGGTTATCGTACTGCCGCTATTGCTATAGATCAAGATGTAAGTCTTGGTAGTGCTTTCCGTATTGCTAATGATAAGGGCGATAAAGTATTTAGCCCTGGTCGTATTGGCGATGCTAAATCAAGATGGGGTGTAGAAGCAGTAGATGTAGCAATGCGTATTGCTGCTGGTGAAAAACCTGAAGATATTTTTGCTTCTGCTACACCTGAACAACAAAAATATATAATGTTGGCAGACCCAAGACAAAATAATATTCCAGGTATTGAAAGTGAAAATATTAAAGCAGCTCGTGCTAATTTTCAAAACACTCTTGATGAAGTAAACGCCGCTAAATATTCTCCTGGTCGTCAATTTGCTAACTTTATTACACCTCAAGATATGGAAGGCTCAGGTCTTTTTTACAAAGCCGTATCAGGTACAGTAGATGCTGCGTTTAGAATTTTATCTGACCCATTACTTAGAGTTGGTGCCGCTAAACGTTGGTATGATGCCAGTAGGTATGCTCTTACTGTTGCAACTGGTGGAGATAGAGTAGCTACTGTATTTTCTAAAGCACCAGTAATTAAATTTTGGGACCAATATGGTAGCAAATTAGATGAACTTCAAAAAGCACAATCTGCTCCAGTTAAAAATACTGAAGAAATTTTAAGAATTAAAAAAGATTTAGAAACTTTAGCACCTGAGTATGGAAATACTGTAATACAAACTTTTTTGAGAGCAGATGTTCCAGTAACTAATGCTAAAACAGCACAAGCATTTTTTGAGAATACTAATCAATTAGATGAAATGCTTAAAGGATCTATTGGTCGTAGAAGAATTATCATTCCTAGAATGGATCCATTACGTCAGGCTCGTATTACAGCCGTTACTACTGGTCGTAAAACATTAAATATAGATGATATCGGACCTAAATTAGTAGATGATGGTTGGTTTGGTGGAGCAACTGATGCTGATGGTATTGCTAAAACTATTATTAATGGAAAAGAAGAATTTACTAATATAGTTAAAGCATCTACAAAACCAATAGATGTTGCAAGATTTTCAACAGCATATATTAAACAAAGAATTGATAGAGCTAAAGCAAAATTTACTATTGCTCCATTATTTAAAGATGATGTATTTGATGTTACAGCAGCCGATGCTTCAACTCAAATATACCGAGTTGCTATTATGATTATGCCTAAAAGAGAATCTAAACTATTAGCACAGGCATTTGATAGTATTGAAGACACAGGTAAAAGAAAACAAGTTTACTATGGATTATGGGGAACTGTTGCCGAAGTTCGTGGTTTAAATACTACATTACCTGGTCAACAATTGGTTCGGTATCTTACTGGTAAAAATCAAGCCTTATTTGGTTTGGATGATGCTTATAGAGATAAAGGTGTTTTGCCTTCTGATTTTAGTCCGTTAGCATCTGCCCCAAGTTTAAGAGATTTGGATAGAGCAGCAGGTCGTAACGCATTATTTCAAAAGATGATGGGTATTCCAAATACTCAATTAGCTGAACAAGCAGTCAGTGCTTGGTCCTTCTTAACTCTTGCTGGACCTCGTTATGCCCTTCGTAACGCAGGTGAAGACCTAATGATGAATCTTGCTATTGGTGAGTCAGTTTGGGGAGTTGCTAAGAATAGAGTTCTTTCAACTCGTATTAACACTTATTTAGCTGCCGCTATGAAAGCAGAAGGTAAGGTCAAATGGTCTGAGAATCCTCTTGGATTTGCTATGCGATTAGTTAACAAAAATGAAGTAGATGATATAGCTAAAGAACTTACTACATTAAAAAAGACTTTTGATAATGCCTCATCTGAACTTCCTAAATTAAGAATTAAACTATCTAAAACTAAAGATCCAATAGACGTTTCAGATATTGAACTTAAAATTAAAGAACTTGAATATGTGGTTAAGGGTGGCCTTACAAAACAAACCAGGGAAATATTTGCTAGAACATTAACTACAGGTAAGGTTAATCGTTTTAGAAAAAAACTTGGTTTAAAACCATTTGCTAAAAAAGAAGCTGATCTCCTTACAGAACAAATTAAATATGGAGATGTTGATAACGCGTTAGGTGAAATATCAGAGAGTGCATCCAATTTTGCAAGTGGTGCTACTGATTATGTAGGTCGCGCTCAAGATTTAGTTAAAAGAACTGGTACAAAAGTTGTACCTCTTCAAGTTGCAATACCAAAAACTTTAGTTAAAAAACCTGGTGAGCAAACATTTACTCCACAAGCTATATCTACACAAGATGAAGCATCAATATATACTTGGATGTCTCGCATTGGGTATTATGCTAATGATGATTTAGGTAAAATTGCTATTGCTAATCTAGATGATCAGGGTGAATTTTTAAAGCAAGGTCGTATTTGGTTACAGACTAAAGCTGGTAAACAATATCTAAAGGATGCTCAACTGTCTAACGATATGAGCGAATCTCAATTATTGGATCTTGCCTTTAAGCGTTCTAAAGATCATTTTGTTAAGCGCGATGGTAATATTAATCTAGACTTCTTAAATAAAATTCGTGTTATGGATAAGTCTGGCAAATATAAGGTAGAAGGTAAACTATCTATTGATGATATGCCTACTGATGATGCAGACATTCCTTTTGCAATCGCAGGACCTACTCTTGTTCCAGTGGTCTCATTAGATCAAACTACTTCAACTGTTATGAGAACAGGTTGGGCTTGGCTTGGTTTAGCAAATGCTCGCTTGTCTCGTCAACCTTTAGTATTAAATGAGATGGTAGCAATTCGTAAGGAAATGAAAAAGACTGGTTTTGAAAAAAAATGGATTGAATCTCATATCGCAGGTATAGATCCAACTAATACTACTGGTATAGCTATTGCAACAGAACGAGCTAAGGTGGCTTTGGCTAGTGCTGTACAGGAAAGAGCAGTAAGTCAGATTCTACAATATGTAGACAATCCACTTATTAGAACTCAAATTGCTTTTAATTCTCGTAACTTTGCTCGTTTCTATAGAGCAACTGAAGATTTCTATCGCCGTATGTATCGGGTTGTTCGTTACAATCCAGAGGCACTTGTTAAAGCAGCCCTCACCTACGAAGGTGTAACTCATTCAGGATGGGTGCAAAAAGATGACCAAGGTAATGACTACTTTGTTTATCCTGGTATAGCACCAGTTTACAATGCAATACAAGATGTATTATCTCGCTTAGGCATTGCAGATGAATTTAAGACTCCATTCCCAGTAGAGTTTGGTGCTCAATTGAAGATGATTACACCATCTTTAAATCCAGATTCTTTAGTTCCTACATTTTCTGGTCCATTAGCTGGAGCAAGTGTTAAAACAGTTACAACTTTACTAGGTTTTGTTGACGAAAAATCAGCAGATAGTTTAGATGGATATCTATTAGGTAAATACTCTGTAGATAGACCTATTCTTTCAGCCTTAATGCCAGCACATATCAATCGTTTGATTGGTGCATTAGATACTGATGAGCGTAATTCTCAGTATGCAAGTGCTTGGCGTAAAGCAGTAACCTATCTTGAAGCATCTGGTAATGGATTGCCAAAGAGATATGATGATGAAAAAAATCTATTACCACCTACTTCGGCAGAGCAAGAGGAATATCGGATAAGGGTTAAGAACACTACTCTTGGAGTTTTAAGAGTTCGTTTTGCTTTAGGATTTTTGGCACCAGCATCACCAGCAGTCCAACTTAAATCTGATATGGCACAGTGGATTAGTGATAATGGTCGCGCTAATTGGAAACAAGCATTTAATAATCTATTAGATAAGTATCCTGGTGATTACGATGCAGCAATGGCTAAGTGGGTAGAGTTATTCCCTAACCAAGTTCCATATACAGTAACTGAATCAGAGCGTAAGTCTATTGCTCCACTTAAATATGCTGAGCAGTCAGGATATTTTGTAGATAACAACAGAGAAATATTCCAGGACTTCCCTAATGCTGCTGGGTTCTTAATACCTCACGAGACTGGATTCTCTTGGGATACCTATCAACTTATGCGAGAAATGGGTATGACCTATAATAAGCGAGTAGATGACTATCTACGAGAAGTGCAAACTTCTTCAGATCTACAAGTCTACTATAGGCGAAAAGAAGCATTTGAATCTTCTTTGGAAAATTCAACAGTAGATTTTGAAAGAACTCAATTGCGTAAAGAGTTTGATGCTTGGAAAGATGTGTTCTTTGCAGCTCGCCCATTAGTTAGAGAAGAATTAGGAACAACTGGTTCTCAAAGAGCTGCTAATCGCTTAAATACTTTGGATGAATTAGATAATATGTTATCTCAAAACATAGATCTTAGGAAAGATGTTCAAGATAAACTTAGAGAAATGTCTAAAACTTATAAAGAATATAAAGATGAGAAAGCAAACTATGATCAGTTTGGTGGATCTCAAAAGTTAATCAAGTACTTAAAGGATGACACTATTCTTAAACTTAGAGAGTTAGCCCTTTATAATGAAAACACACAAGCAGTATACGATGTCTTATTCGGCAGATTGTTAGGAGATTAATTTAATGGCTACCTTAAAAAGTCAGTTAGAAAAGGCCAATGCAGATCTTCGAAATGCTGGATATGCCCGCGATGCTGTTCTATCTCTTAGAAAAGATAATAGATATATTAAATTTAAGGATAGACCTCAATCTGAAAAAGATGAGATCAATGCCAAGATTACTGCTGCCTCTAAAAAATATAATGTAGCTAAAAAGTATTATGATGGTATACTTGCCGCTTATAATAAAGAGTTAGAAAATAAAAAAATAACTGGCGAAAAAGAAGGCTTATCAGAGGCTGATCAAGCGGCTGATTTAGGTATAACTGTAGAAGAATTACGTAAACAAAAAAAAGATGCCCTAGATAAAGAAAAAGCTGCTAGAGATATAGCCAATAAGGGTGCTCTAGATCAACAATCAGTTGCAACCTATAGTGAATTACTTAACACTCTTGTAGCAGATGAAGCACAATTAAAATCTGTTCAGGAAGATTTAAGAAAGAACTTTCCAAGTCTTTATAAAGGTCAAGTAAGTGGTCTAAAAGACTGGATCAGAACTCAAGCAGCACTTGAGGCTATTGCTGAACGAAGAGGACAACTACCTAAAGGTTTACAAGGTGCTTCTTTAAGAGAGTTTTTACTTAGTCCAACTATTGATATTACTGTTGATGGTAAAGGCACTGGTGGTCCTGAGTTAGACATTGTTATATCTTCTCCTACTCAAGCTGCATCTACTATTCAGGGAGTATTTAAAAATACTTTAAATAGAGATGCTACCCCAGAAGAAGTTGCTAGATTTACTACTGTATTAAATAAAGCAGAACGAAATGCTGGTCGCAAAACCAAAACCTCTGGTGGTCGTACTGAATATACTACTGATATAGATAGAGTTCAATTTCTTACTGAAGAAGTAAAAAAGATTAAAGATCTTAAAACTGGTAAGTCTGAATTTGAAACTAAAAGAAGTGAAAAAGATACTTTAAATACTCAAAGCCTACAGTTAATTGCTAAGGCTAATGGAATTACTTTATCACCTCAGGAAATAGAACAGTATAATTTAGATATTAGAAATGGTAAAGATATCAATGTAATTAAAAATCAAATTCGTAATTTAGCTGGCATAGGTAGACCAGATAATATTAAAAAACTCCTTGCAGAAGGTACAGATCTGGGTACTATTTACGCACCTTACAAAAGGACTATGGCAACTTTATTAGAATTAGATCCAGAATCTATTGATATAAATGATACAACTCTACAAACTGCTATTGGGGATAAAGAACTTCCCATATATGAATTTAGAAAAGTGTTAAAGAAAGATCCTCGTTGGCAATATACCAACAACGCTAGAGAAGAAGTTTCCAGTAAAGCACTTAGAGTCCTACGGGACTTTGGATTTCAGGGGTAAATAATGGCAACTCAAGCAGAACGTAATGCAGCAATAGCGGCTGAGGCTGCTCGCCAAAGAAGTTTGGAACGCGCCCAAGCACAGGTTGCTACTGCTAAAGAAGCCTTGTCAACTGCTCAAGTTGGCGCTAGAGGTAAAACTGGCGATGTTATATTTAAAAAGGCTTTGGCTGGTTTATCTTCTGATCTTGATCCAGGTGCAGCAAGAGGTTTGGCTGCAATGTCTGCTCGTTATGGATTACAAGCTGCTGCTGCTAATTTATATAAAGATGAAAATATTGGTCTTAATATATCCGAACAAACCAAGGCTGAGCAACAAGCAGTAGACACAGCAACTGGTGCTGTTAGTCAATATGAAACACCAATTAATATCCCAACAGTAACTGCTGCTGCTGCTGCTGCTGGTAAAAATTCAGCATATGATTTATTATTTGCACAATTTAAACTTTATGGACTTGAAGCATTAATAACACCTTTAAAAGATTTAATTACAAATGATACATCTGAAGGGGAGTTGACCCTT